ATAATCCAACGGCACAGCCAGCGCATTTAATCCCCCAAACAGCTACGAATCGCCCGCACCGTCTCAAGCGTCATGCGCGGTCGGTGCCGAAGCTTTGAGCCTTGAACGAAGGTGAGCGCATTGGGGTGCATCAGCCCCTCTCTCGTATGCACCGCCGCAAGCTGATGTCCTAGCTCATGGCCTAGCAGCGTTGGGGCTAAATCCCACTGTCTCGGGGTGTCGCCCATGGCAGCGATACCGAAGCCGCCAGAGCGCCACCTAGGGGCGCAGTGAAGAGATGACGCACCGCCCCCGTACTGATACCCCTCGCGGTCGATAAACGGCGGGACGATAAGCAGCGCGGGCCGATAGCCCCCTCGTATGCTTGGCCAGTAGCGGTCGCGATAGATGGCGGCATAGCCTGAAAGCGCTTGCACGTCAGGGAAGTAATTTCCCGTCTCGGTGCCTTTCACCTCGCGCCATTCCCACCAAAGCTTCACCTTAGCATCGCGCCGATACTGTCGCCGCACCGCTCGCATCACGCGCTCGATGTCGGCTTTAGGCATTGCATGGGGGCCGTCTACTCTTCCGATGTTCACATGAGCGTGGAGCAGGGCAACGGCTGCGAGCCAGGTGAAGCTCATCGCATCACCTCGTATACTCGATAAGCGAGCGCCCAAAACATTGCGCAGAAGCCCACACAAAACATCCAGGCGAGAAGCCAGGCAATCGTTGACGGTCTATCTTCAATCATGTTCCCCTCCCAATCCCTTCAGTGTTTTCTTCTTAAAAAATCCCCTGAAGCTCGGGTCGTGCGCTTCCACTAGTCGCGGATAGTACGCGGTGAAGCTGTTCGATATCTTGAACTCCTGGCCCGTGTTCTCCAGCTCGCAATGCCACCGCACCCGCTCCATGATGGATTTTGCGCCGTAGGTTTTGCGCCCCGCGTCGCGCATTACTTTTGCGTAGTAGTAAAACAGCTCGAAGATGTGGGGGTTCAGCCGATGGTAAGCGTTGAACGCCTCAAGCGTGCTGCTCGGAATGTCTTCAAGCGGGGTGTAATCAATAATCGCGATTTGCATGATATCCGCCCTTAATCTCTTCAACGATTCGCCGAATGCTTACCTTGCTTCCCTCCTTCGATTGCTTCGCCTCTTGGCAAGCCTTGCCGCATGGCGTGTCGCACCACGGGCAGCAATTGACCGCCTCACCCTCGCCGACAAAACAAGGCATGGGGCCGCATCGCTCGCAATTCACCCATGACATCCAATCCGGTGGGCACACGCCCTCTAAGCAAGCCATCTCCTCCGCTATCGCTAGGATGGGCCAGCCTCTAGGGTTTTCCATCTTCGATGCCAGCTTCATGAGCTCGGTGAAGCGCTCCACCCTCTGCCGCATGTTCTCCTCCATCCACTCGCTATTCCGCTCTTTGATTCGCTTCTGCTGTTCCGCTTCCAATTCCTTTAGCTTCATGTTGCCCCCTACCAAATCATCTGCTTGTCTGTGTTTCTCGGCCTCTCGCGAACTTCCTCATCGAGCCGCTCTTTGAGCGGAGCCCATGCCCAACTAAGCGCCCCGTCCTGCGTGTTGATGAGGTCCACCACTAGCGGCTCCGCGTCTTTACCGAAGAAGCCGCGATTCTTCTCGAAGCGCAGCTCGAACTCTGTCCCCTCCTTCGGCACTAGCGTTTCTGGCCGTGAAAGCCTGATGCTTGTGTCTAACAAATCCTCGCGGTCGCTCGCTCCGCGCTGCGTTCCGGCCTTCCCCGCGTGATGAACGAAAAGCACCGATTTTTTCTGGGAGCGCTTCTTTGCCGCCCACTGAGCCACCCGAAGCCATGAATCCTTGTCGCCTTCGCCCCTTCGCTGCCTCACGCAGGTTGAAACGTTGTCGATGATTATCAGGTCGCACCCCTCAGCTACTTCGTCGTAAAGCGCTTGCTGCGATGGCTCTGAGAGATTCCACATGATTTCATCCTCGCAATGCTCGAACGTGTGAAATCGAATCCCGTCTGCGGAGATAGAACTTGCCGCCCCTTCGTCAACTTTCAGGATGCGGTCTTTGAGCTCCTGCTCCCCCATCTCGCCATCGAAGTAAGCCACCCGCCTAGCCGCTGGCGCTTGCCACTTGAGAAACTTCCCGCCCGCTGCTACCGCATGGGCCACGCCAAGGGCGAACCAGGTTTTGCCCACGCCGCGCCAGGCGTACACCATGGCGAGCGCCCCCTCTCTCAGCCAAGGGCCGAGAAGCTCATGCCGTGGCTTGAATTGCTTCCGAACTAAATCGCCTGCTGTAATCATGCCTCACCCCTAAATTGCTCGATGTCTCGCGGGAAGTAGTACCCAGGGCCGCTTTGCGGATGCGTGAAAAATACCTTCCCGTCTTCGAGGTACTTGCGCCGAAACGCCCGCAGGGTTTTGTAATGGTCGATGTACCGCTTGAACCGTGGCGGGTTTTGGCTGCTGTAAATTTCGAGCCGAGAAATCAGCACGTCGGTTTCAAGCTGGCCGATTTCTTCGCAGAGCTTGAGATACTCCGAGCGGGTAAGCCACACATGCCCATCCTCGCTGCCAGGAAAGCGCTCAAGCTCCTCCGGTTTTCGGTTTAGGCTCTTCGGTGCCTTCGGTGATGGGTGCAGCTTCGGTTCGTCGTCGTTAGGTACCTCAGGCTGCTCAGTGGGTTCCGATGCGCCAGCATCGGCTTTTTCTTTTTTCTCTTTTTCTTTCTTATCTATTCTATTCTTATCTATTCTATTGGAAATTTTGCTAGCACTTGCTCTGCATTTGCTAGCATTTGCTCGAACCTCTCGAATTCGCTCATTTTCTTCTATTTCTCGCTGAACTCTTTCGCTCGTTAAAACGCCATCCGAAAACGACACCAAATCGAGGTCGCAAAGCACGTTTAGCAAATTTTTCAGTTGCTCATTTTTGATAAACAATTGCTCAGCAAATGCTAGCATTTGATAATCTTTGCTAAGCAATTGCTTCCCACCGCCCGAGTAAATGCGCTCCACCACCGCCCAATACAGCCCCACACCCTCCCATCCGAGACGCTGCCGAAGCGCTATCAGCTTGAGGTCCGTTTGAGCGTCGATGTCATGCTTGAACCACGGCTTCAGTGTCCTGCTCATCGCGCCACCTCACGCTTAAGGTCACGCTGGTAGGCAACGTAGGAAAGGGCTTCCCAGGAGTAGACGAAGCCCCCTTCTCTCGATATCTCGCCCCTGCTTTCGAGGTCATCGAGAAGCGCCGAACCGACAACCTTGAGAAGGTCCGATTCTTCGCAGCGCCCCCCGCCCATCTCGCAAGCGAGCTGTATATAGCTTTCTTCTGTCTTTCGTGTAGTATTGTCTTTGCCCATCGAGCTTCTCTCTCATGGGCCGCCGCCGCTGAAATCTCCAGGTTTCGAGCGGCTTTTTTGCGGCCTGATTATCAGCCGCGATGAGTCGATAAACTTACTTATCGGTCATTCGCGACCAGTCTAAGATGCGCCTCCCTCTCGAAAGGTGTCAATAAAAAAAGTGTCAACTAAGGTTATATTTTCAGCTTCTCGGCCACCTTAAGCTTGATGCCCTCAATGATGATATCTCGGAGCGTCTTCCCCTCTTGAGCCGCCCGAACCTTCGCGGCTCGGTGCAGCTCCTCGGGAATAGCTCGCAGAATGTAATCTTGCGTTTTCTGCTTTGATTGCCTCTTCATACTTCCCCCAGTTTCGATGGCGATGCCACTTGCCGCACGTTGTTCCAATCGCTGAGCGTTTCGACCACCGTCTGGCCATGGCATGAGCCACACCCCTCGATTTCGTAGCCGTCATGCAAAAACAGCCAATGGCCGTCCGAGTCGCACCAGTATTCTTTGACTATGTGCGGGTGTCTTTCCGCAAGCCGCTGGAGCACTTTGCTTCTCTTGCCGCTCATACTTCCCCGCCTAGCTTCGCATATGCGTGGTCATTGTCGTTCGCGTTGTCAGCCTCATCATACTCGATAAGCGCCTCGCATACCCGACTACACTCTGCGTCGGTGAGCGTTAAGCTCAGAACGTTATCAGCATATCCGCGGAGGTGCTCAATCAGCTCCGTTCGCGCCGCGCCAGTCCGTCGTAACGTTGCCCAACGCTCATCTTTTGCGCTCGTCCACGCAGCGCCTGGTCCTTCATAGCCGGAGATGGCGCGGAAAAGGCTCTGAAGCTGCTCGCCGTTGGTCGCCTCTTGCTCTTCGCGCTCGGCTTCCATTTCCTTTGCCCGCTCCTTTAGCTCCTCAACCCACCAGGTGTACGTTTCGGCATCGCACACCCACTCCCCGTCATCGCTCCGCGTAAACTGCCCATCGATTGTCGCCCCCGCGTTGCCGATGATTTCCTGCGCCCAATTGACGCCAGCCACCACCGCCTTGAGCTCCACCTCTTGCCCTGTTTCGCTGATTCTTACCTTCATGTTGTCCTCCTGTTAAAAATCATCTGTTAGCGAGGCTTCCAACCCCCTCATTGCCAGCTCCTTGGTCGGAGCCTGGCGAACCACAGCGAGCATGTCGAGCTCATCGACCTGCTCAGCATCCCACACGAACCACTCCACCGAAGCGAACCGCGTGTATACCGCCGCCACTCGGTAGCGGCAAAAATCGCCGAAAATCTCCGATGTTCCTGGAACCTCTTGCCCCTTCTTGCTTGGGTCGTTGCGAATCATAAAGCCCCTTAAAAATCGCCGAGGCTAATCTCCTCAGCTCATGTATCTACTATACATATGATTATCGTGATAATCAAGATGTTTCTTTAATCTTTTTACTTTTTTATTCTCTAGTGATTTCCGTACTTTAGACGGCCAGCGATTTTGTCGTTCGCCTTCGCCCGCTTGTCGTACACCTCTACCATGCCCGTGGTTCGGTGCCGTAGAAAGTCCCGCACCTCGCGGTCAGTAGCCCCCGATTGAAGAAGCGCCGTGGCCGCCGTAGCCCTAGCGCTGTGCGGTGCATAGCCCTCTAAGCCCACCTGCTCAAGGTAGTAGCTATAAAGCCGCCTAAGCGATGCGGTGCTCATTCTGCCGCGCTCCCTGCCTCGTAGGTCGTAGGTAGGAAACAGAGGGCCGATAGGCGTAGCCCCATCGCCTGAGCGTTGCGCCACAAGCTCAGCAAGCCTCTCTGCTGCCCAATCGGGCAGCGCTTGCTCCTGGCGCTTGCCCGCCTTGCTCTCTCTGATGACTAGCCTTGAGCCATCCGCGCTAATGAGCACATCACGCAAATCGAGCCCGACCACCTCCGAGCGCCTGAGCCCGCCGCCGAACAGCGCTGCCAGCACAGCGCGGTCACGAACGCCGATTTTCGTCCTCGGGTCTGGCAAATCAAGAATCTCTGGCACAAGCTCAAGCGGGACCAGCTTAGTGGGCCGCACCTGAACATGCCGCCTCGCGGGTAAAACGTTTCTCGCCATCGCCCAGGGGTTGCCCCTGATGAGCGCCAGGTCTGAGAGATGGCGGTACAGCGCCGATAGTAGCGCCACCGTGTTACTAATTGTTGCGTCAGATTTGCCTTGAGCCTGTAGACCTCTAACGAAGTCCAAGGCTTTGCTTGGAGTCACGGAGCCGATTGATTGCCCCGCTAGAAACTCGCGTAATTGCGCGAGAATCGCGTGATACCTTCGCTGCGTGTTATGGCTCTTGAACGCGACGAAGCGCTCGCAAGCTTGTTTTGTATCCATGTTGTCCTTCCTTCGTTTTAGTTGACCTCACGGTCACCTCCGCTGTTATCTTTTTCTGCCAAAAGTTGCTTCTATCCCCTTGGTAAATTCTTTTACCCACGTCTCCAGCGCCTCCACACGCCGCTTTAGGCTACGAATATTCTTGAGCGTGGCATCCTGCATGTTCTTACGTTTCTTCGTTGTCTTAGTTTTCTTTGGCATCACTCCTCCAGCATCACCGCTGCATACCGTTTAATTTTTGCATTCCAATCTACTCCCATGCAGCAATCGCAAATTCCGCCCTGCTCGTTCAGCTCCCCGCACAAATAAACACCTCCCCCCTCTAATTCAACTAGAAATCCAACACGGCTCCCCTCTACAGTCGCCGCAACATCACCCCTCCTTGTCTTTGGTTGTGGTTGCTTTGAGCTTCACAACCTTATACGACAATTTGAAAGCCCATCGCTTCCACGATACGCTCACGTTCGTCTAAAATGCCCTGGTCATACGCCTTACAAGTGTCGCAGCAGTCTGTGGCTCTCTCTAAATCTCGACATCGACAAACGCTCTCCACCCACTCGTTCCCCATCACCCCTCCTTGTCTTTGGTTGTCTTCTGTCCCATAACTCCCCGTGGTATAGTGATTCTCTTAGTACAGAGGTGAGAACTTCGGTTCTCTAGCGGGGCGTGGGGGTACTAGCTTCCACGCCCCGTTCCTTCTATTCCCCCTCCTTTACTTCACGTTCTTTCCTATTCTCGGCATCTAGCTCATCGCTCGTCGCTGGCTCCCTTGCCGCGCACTTCGCCATGTGGTTGTTCAACTCTAGCGGCCCACCTTCGCCCCCGCCTCCGCACTCTGCACAGACCCACCAAGAAAATGTCTTTTGCGTGGCTCCAGACTGACCAAGAAACCACCCGCCGCGCCTCTCCCCCTCACTCATCGCTGGCCTCCTCTGCGTCGCCCACCAAAAGCTCTTCTAAGAACCAAACGCGCTGCCGCCATAAGTACGCGCCAGGCATCCCGAGTTTCTTACCAAACAAACGCACCCGAAGGCGTCGCAACGTCCAGCGCCTAAGAACTTGTTTATAGCTGATGAGCATCATGTCAGGGGCTGGCCCCTTTTGAATCTCTATTAGAGCCTTGTTAAGAGCGGTTTGAATGTTCCCCGCTGTCAATTTCTCACTCATCGCTGGCCTCCCACAAAAGCCCCCGCGTCAACCGCCCACGGGGGAAACGAATTATAACAGCCCAATCCCTAGCGCGTTCTCGATAAGCCGGACAATCGATGCGAAAGCCAGACCATCGAACATGAACGCAAACGCTCTCAAAATGTGATGCGTCATGACTCACCCCCACCTGAAAGCCAGCGAGACAACCAGCCAGGCGACACCGCCCGAACCGTTTCCTGCTGCTCTCGCAAGTCTTCGTTCTGCCAATATGCACCCTTTTGCCCCTCCTTTGCGCGGGCTTCCGCAATCTGGCCGTTTTGGTATCGCCCCCATTCGCGTACGCCGTTCGGCGTCCCGATGAAAGCCACACCACCGCAGCCCGTCTGCATGAGCAGCAGCCCGATTGCTGCCAATCCCATGCTGATGCCTAACAGCCCTAGCGTTGCCTCATCCTCAGTCATCCTATCCATGTCTCAACCTCCATTGTCTAACCTACTCTTCAGCCTTTTCTGAAGCTTTTACCTTGCGCCGTTGCGCCCTCCGAGCATCATCTCACCGCTGAGATGCACAACCTTATGCCCTAGCCGCTGCTCTGCCCGTATCCATCGAAGCAAGCCACGCAGCACCGATGCCCTTGCAAGCGCCCGAGCCTTAGCTCTAGCGTTCTCGGTTTCAGTCGCTTGCGTGATTGCTTCCTGCATCATTCGCTCTACCATTTGCACAACATCTTCGAGTCTCATACGTTTGCCTCCTCTGTGTCGTCGATAAAGACAAGCTCGTCATCTTCGAAGCTCACTTCTTCCGCTGCTGCTGGCTTCGATACAAGGAACTGGCTCATGTCTACGCCCGCCACCTCGCCAAGCTCCTCGCCACCTCTCCAGCTCTTACTGTCCTTATCCCAACGAAAGCCAAGAGCCTTCAAAGCCTTCCGCACAGCGCCAGCATCGAACCAGTCCGATTGATATGGAAACTGATACGCAATGTCCTGGCTTCGGCGGTTAGTCTTTTGGTGCTCTTCTATCTCCTTCTCAGCGGGTGTCTTTGCGCTGTAAGGGCGTCGAACGATAGGCGTAGCAAGCAGCTCGTCTATTTCCGATTTCTGCTTTGTCTCCACTTCCACCGTGGCGCCGTCGCCGTACTCTGCCGGCATCTCCTCTGCGGTATAGGTGCCGTTTAGCTCCTGCGGAAATGCCTCACGAAGCGCTATCGACTTGGCAACCTTCGTAAGCATCACGCGGGGCATTTGCCGCCAAATCGGAGTATCCTTCCGGTACTCTTTCATGAGCGCCACGCCCTCAGCGGGATATTTCCGGTCTTTGCGATACACCTTGCACGTTGCCTTTGAAGGGCTTTCGTCGTCGTCCACCTCAACAGTCATCCCGTCGAACTGCGGGTGTGAATTTGCCACCGCGAGGTAGCCATTAATCCCCGTCATCAGTTGCAAGCGCCCGCCCGCTTTGATTGCCCAAATCTCTTTCTTGAACGGATTGAGCTTCGTCGCCCTACAATGCTCAGCGAATAGCCGAAACTCTGCATCCGTAAGCCCTTGCGCCACGGTAGCCTTGAGCGTTGCGACCACCGCCGCATCGCCGAAATCGACAACCGCCAGCTCTTTTTGTTCTTTTTCTTTCACCATGCTTTGCTCCTCTAATTCAGCCCATTCTCGGGGGTAGTTGCTACATCCAATCATCTTCATCGGTCAGCCTATTGCTCTCGTATTGTGCCTCTATCTCTTCCATCTCCTTCCGCTTCAAGAGCGTGTAGAGATGCACCGACCGCAGCGCCTTGCTGAGTCCTGGCACATCCGTCCTTCTGCCCCGCTTCACCTGCTGAAGCAGAATCAATTGAAGCTGCTCCAATGCCTTCACCGTTCTCATTTCTTCCCACATTGCTTTCCCTTCTCGTTTCGGGAGCCACAGCCGCACCGCAAGAAAGGCAGGCGAGAAGAAGAGGGGAGCCATCGCTGGCGTAATCCAGCGCACCCCAAACCTCGATTCGCCCACACATACACTTGCCAATTGCCATGCCGTTGCTCCGTGTTTCTGTTGACTATTGATGTCTATACTAGTAGAATCGATTCTACTAGTCAATAACTTTAGTGGTAAATGTATTATTATGGTAAGCATCGTAAAAAAGGGGCAGGGTATAGGGGTGCAAGCTTGCCAAATCATTGATAAAAGGCTTAAAGCCAAGGATGCCAAGCGGTGGACCGATTACCGCATCGCGAAAGAGCTTCATCTCGCGCAGCGGTCCTATCAGCTACTCCGCGATAAGACAGAGAACCCAGGAAAGGCCATTTTAAAACGTCTTTTCGCGCTTGCTCACAAAGAGCTCGGCATGACGCTCGATGAGTTCTGGGGGCTACTGTAGCAGCGACAATCCCCACCGATATGACTGGTTGAACTGCTTCCCGTTATTAAGCCAAGCTCCCGCCACACCGCCCGCGAATATAGCCCCCCCCGCCTCGTAATATCGAAGCTCCCCCGTTTTATCACCGAGAAAGAAGTAGAGGGGCGCTATAAGCTGGTTCAGGTCCGGTGCAGCCTCTAGGCCGCCGGATGGTGTCTGCCTATCGGTATAGCTAAAACTCCCGTCCTGGGGCAGCCAAAGCGCAGGAAAGAGGCCATCTGCTAGTATTCTTAGAGCTGGAAGTATTCTGGGGTCAGGCGTAGCCGAATGGTACGCAATCAAGGCGTGAGCGGTGAGCCCGGCCATGAAGGGCCGCACGTAAGGGGCTGAGCGAGTTACGAACCAACTATCGACATGGGTGAGCGCATCGTTTACCAACCGCGAAAGCCTGGCCCTTCTCGGTTGCCCAATCCGCTCAGCTTGTAACAGCGCATGAATCGCATACGCCACCTCTCTGCTGTATTGTGGGTCGGCCGTGTTCTCTGCCGTTGTGTCTCGCGCAAAAGCCGCGTTCGAGGCCAGTAGCCGCACCCCGTCACATGACGCCGCCACCCCCCGTCGTATGCAGTCTTCGGCCATGCCATGCGGAAAATTCCAATAGCCAGGAACGTTCCCGCCGTTCGGAAGAACATACCAATCCCGATAAACGGCCAGCGCCGCGTCAGCACACGATAACCAATAGGCATCTCGGAATTTATCGAACGCCTGAAAGTATACCCAGGCCGCGTCATAGTAAGTGGCCGCAAGCTTCGGGTCATCCGGTGGCCCGTTCTTTAGCGCTTCGCAATGCCGCCGCCCCCAATCGTTAAAATTCGCCACATAGTCCGTCATGGCTGGAAGTGTTGCGGGCGTTGCCGTTGGTCGAGGTGTTGCCGTTGCCGTGACGGTCGGCCTCGGTGTCGGCGTGGCTGTTGCGGTAGGTGTGACGCTAGGCTCGGGCGTCTCACACGAAATTCTTACTCGCTTAGCTGGATGTTGCCTGCAATTCACCCGAACGCTCCCGCCTGGCTCCAGCTCAATCGGAGCGGCGAGCGCCGAGCTTGCTACTAGCAGGCCGAGCAACACGAGTTTCATGGCTTCTTAATGTCCTCGATGCGAACTGAATTTTTGACCACCATCAGCTCAAGGGCCGCTATCTTCGCCGTGAGCTCCACCACCCTCTCAGGGGTGCCGTTCATCTGAGCCTGGAGCGTGGCGAATTGAATCTGCATCGCCTGGACACCCGCCGCGATTTCTCGCTGGTCGCGGTGCATCGACTGGAGCTGCCAAATAGCAACCCCAGCCAAGGCCGCAAGCGCCCAAATAAGCAGCTTGTATACAGCTTCACCAGGTTTAGTGATGCCGACCATGCAGAGCGCCCCCCGTTCCGCAACCTTGGCCACCCGCAGGCGCGGGGTGTATCCATTCGCTGCTATTTCCATCACGCCCCCGCATGTTTTAGGGCTCCGTTCGGTAGCGCACTAAAACGCCAACGGTGCTCCCCGCCCCTGTTGTCACGGTAAGCCCTTCGCCGTCAGCCGTTGCGAACCAGCCAGGTTTGCTATGCGGAAGCACAACGCCACCATTGGCCCCGCAAGCGAACTTGCAGGAGATAGCCGTTCCCGCGCCGCTCGGTTTGGTGTTGAACGTGACATCAGTAGCGGTGCCGCCCGCCATGATTGCCACCTGAGTGATGACAAGCTTCACACCAGATACGGCGGTCACTACCGCCCCATCTGTTGTGCCTGCCGCAATGTTGGCAAACGCCACCTTGTTTTGAGCCATTTATCCCCCTTAAAGAGCGCCCTTGATTGTTGTCTTTGCTCGGAGTCGCCCAAGGATAGCGAGCACACCGCCCACCGCATGAAGCACCCCCGATACCTGAGGAGGTAGCACGCCCGCATCGGCGACAACGTTTACCACCTCGACTAGCTCCGGAAGCAGCGCGAAGATGCCGCCCCAGACCGTGATAGATTTCAGCAATCCTTTCGTTTCCATCTTTCCCCCGTTAGTCGATACGAAATGCCGGAAACTCCAGCACCCAACCCTTTCGGCCATCCGTCAGCACTACGTTGTTAGGTAGGTCTGCCGGATGCGTCCGAAAATCCCAGATTTGCCGCTGCGAGTTGTCATGCGTGTAGCGGCTTCTAAATCGCGCATCAGCAATGCGCTTTCCGTCTTTCTCAATCCAAAGCTTGGTTGCTTCCGCATCGCGTGGAAGTAAGCACGTCGCGAAATCCTTATCCTCTCCAAGCTTCCAAACGAAGCCACTCTTTGCGCCGTCGTAAGGGTCGAGGATTCGCTTGCCCTTGGTGTCTATAGGGTTAAGCGGTGACGTGCTTCGGAAAGTGTGCGGGCTGGTCCATAACCGATACACCCGCTGCTCTCTCTTTCGCGGAAAGTCTTTCCGCTTCTGCGGTGGAGCCCATGAGCTCTTGGCTGTAAGTCCGTTATCTCTAAAGCCCCAGATGTAGCAGCACTTCGCCGTCTCATGGCGCTTTGCGTACGCTTTAAGGTCTGCCGCTTCCCAATCGATGCCGTCTAAATCAGCGATATCAACACCACGCGGGGCGTTTACACCATGGAACTCCCGCAGGTAGCCCCCAGGAACGAAACCGCCTGTTACTGGGTTATCTACGATAGCCGCCTGCGGGAGTATTTCGCGGATTATGCCAGCAAGGGTTTCGAACACCTCTTGCGGTATAGGTTGATGCTCAAGCCAAGGGGAGACGGCGAGCTCAAGCGTTCCCGCCGGAGCCCACCGCACCACATCCGCCACATGGAGTACCCGCTTGCGAAATGCCTGTAAGAACTTCGCATCTTTTCGCTTGATTGCTGAAACGCATTCCGCATGGTCCATCCCCCGCGTTATCTCATGCGATTGAGGCCGCCCGTTGTTCATCCCTGGGCCGTTAATGATGTGAACTCGGCAGAACTTAGACCGATTAAGCTTCATCACCTGAATGGCGTGTTTTGAATTCTGCGGGTTAAAGAAATTATCCAGCCAGCCGAACCGAATGATGCTCGCGTTCTTAAATGAGCCGATGAACTTCTTCACATCGTAAAGCGGGTGACAGAGCCCAAGGCTGGAGATGCCGCGATTATCGCTCACAGAATGTCTCCTGTTTCGAGCATGAGCGCGATTCTTTGCGCCCTTGCGGGTGTTTGAATTGCCCACTGGCTTTCTAGCGCCTCGCTTGCTGCTTCTTCCCATTTTCCCGCCTGTATTGCTCGAATCATCAAGCGGAACTCTTGGAGCCCCGATTGCCCTAACTGGAAGCACATCGAAATCAGCGCAAGCTTTCGCCCGTCGCTCATCGCGTCCCAGTACCCATAGAAAAGCGCCTTCGTGTGCGTGATGGCCTCATCGAGGTCATCGCTGAAAATCTGGAGAATCGCCGCCTTGCTGATGGGCTTTGCTAGATTGTGGCCGATGCCTATGGTCCAATGCCCTAGCGTGTCTCTGTATGGCAGCGCTCGAATGCCTTCCTCTTCCTCAAAATGAGCTTTGAGCAGGTCGTAGAATTCTTTTTGAGCTTCCATTTGTATTGCCATCAAATTAGCCACACCCAAGCCGCGATGATTGTCGGCCCGCTTGCGCTCCATCCCGCCGTGGTTAGTAGGTTAATTCCAACCTCCACCCCGCTCCCGCCATCTGCTAAGGCTTCTGGCGTGATGGTGGCGAATTTGCCGTTGCCTGATGTTGCGGTGATTACCTTTGAAGTACTGGAGCCGCCCTCCAGTAGCGTTAGCTGCACTGTTCCCGTTGACAGCGTCACCCCTGGACTAAGCGCGAAGCTCATGCCCACCGCCATCCGATTGCCTGGAACGAACACAGACTGCACCGAAATGCTGGAGCCTGAGTTATAATCAAGAGACATGGTCTCAGTTAGGCCGCTAGTCAGGGCTCCCTTATTCGTTCGAAAAAACGGCCCAATCGGAATAGGTTGCTGATGATTCACGATGATGAATTGCGTTCCGTCATAAACGAACTCGTAGAGATAGCCGTTAATAATTTCGTTGGCCGCTACCGCTTGGCCTGTTAGCCGATAAATGTTCTTAGCGCCTAGCCCGTTGACGTTGAGAGTAGCTGCGCCCGTGTTCGTGTGATTCGCCACACCTCGGACCACCATGCCGCCATAGTACGCCGTGGCCGCTGGCGATAGCGTTGCCGTATAGTTGCCAGAGCTCCCGCCGAGCGCGGAAACGTAGCGATTCGTGTCCACCCAATTTAGGTGAGCGGTCGGCACGTTCTGGCCGTCTTCTGTCAGACAGAGAGAAAGCCCCGTTGCAACATCCTGGTCGTGGGTATCGTGGCGTGATGCAAGTATCTTTGCACCGCCTGCCTTGTCATCGGCCCAGGTTGCTGAGCCGCTGTTGACACCGTTCGTTCTCGAAAATGTTCCGCTGCCGTTCCAGGCCATTCTATGCGCTCACTGATGCACCTCCTTGACGTGAGAACTCGTTTGCCTTCCTCAGTATCGGCTCTACGTAGCCGCGTGTTTCGATGGGTAGAAATTGCTTGATGCGGTTCCAGTCTTTCGAACCCGCTCGCTTGATGGCGGCTTGCACCCGTGGCGCTCCTGCGTTGTATGCAGCAAGCGCTAAGCGGATATCACCGAAGCGCTCTAGCTCCTCTTGGAGAATCGCTTGCCCTGCTCGTAGCGATTGCTCAGGGTCGAATGGATTTGAGACGCCTAGCCGCTCATAGTGCGCTGGCATAATCTGGAGAAGTCCCTTAGCGCCCGCCTTCGATACCGCCGAGGGATTGCCCGCCGACTCCTTCCAAACCATCGCCCTTATTAGCGGCGGCTGCTGCTCTACCAGCTTAGAAACACTAGCTTTATCGATTTTTACTGCCTGAGATGGCGTTTTAGTGGTAGAATTAGAGGATGGATTGGATACTTTTGGCGGTGATGGTTGGGTGCTTCCTTTGGTCATGGGCGCTTGCGCGGGAATACCACCGCCGCCAATATCGCCAGCTCCAGGGGCTCCACGAAATTCTGATTCGCTTTGAGCACCAAACGAAGATGGAGCTTGACCATTTTGAGGCTGAGACATGGGCGCGATTGCTTGACCTTCAGCGCCAGTCTGACGGTTTGCAGACGGCGATGACGCCGCCACCGAAAGAACGCCACCTCTAATCCCGCTTCGCGTTGTGTTGGTTATAACGTTCTGAAGATGCTCGGCCACGGTCTTCATGCGGTTGGCTGTCGGTGCAGCCGCAAGCTCCCTGGCTAACTTCGGGTCAAACGCCACCCGCGCTATTAAGTCACGAATTTTCACGTCGGCGTTGTTCCCTAACATCTCCGCGATTCCGCTTATCAGAACGCCCGCCGGACCAGAACCAAAGCCCGCGCCCTCGGCGATTTGCTTCGATATCGCCCCCGCCACCGTTGCCCGTTGGAATGTGGCCGATTGCCCTTTAGAAGCCTCTAGCGCGATTCGATTCACGCTATCAGCGCTTCGCATATCCGCAAGCGCTCGCTGAAAATTCGTTACATGCTCATCACCGAGCAACGTTCGAAGCCCCCCCTCCTTATCCTGAAGAAATTTTTTAAGGTTGTTCGTCGTTATGAAGCCGTTCGGTTCTCGCGGAATGGAGTCGATAACTCCGCGTTTTATCTGCTCCCATAGCTCAGGGTCTTTGCCGATAGCCCTCCGCAGCTCCTTCGTGCTCTTCTCGCTGCCGAGCCAAGCGCTGCTCAAGGCGTTCTTCGGGTCGAGCCATTCGCTGGTCAGCCGCCCGCCAGCCGTTTTCGGGTTGTAGATTTCTTCCGTTGTAAACTTAGTTCGTCGAGCGTTGCGCCATGTGCTAGTTACATCTGAATCGAGCGAACTGCCAATTGCTTTATCAACACCCTTCGTTATGACGGCCAATGTGCGTTTTTCGAATGGCGAAAGCCCGTTGCTTTCTCGAAGCATTGTTTGGGCGCTCTGCCGTATCTGGTCCAGCGCCCCTGTGGTCATGTTACCAGACTCTGCCCCTTCTCTTATCTGGTCCACCCAACTTTTTATTTTCGAGTTTATCGGGTCGCGTGTCTGCTTTGTCGCCATGTGCGCTAATACCTCATCTCCGAGCTCGGTCACCACAACAGGCGACCACTGCGGGAACTCCTGATAGAGCTCTCCGACTCGCGCATTTCTGGCATCCTTCATGGCGGTTGCCTTGTTCATCATCTCAGCGCCTAGAGCCTCTTTCGCCATCGGGGGCGCCTTCGTTGCCCGATACATCAGCCCCTCTCGCGCCTCGGCTCTTGCTGCGTTGTTCGCCGCCAACAAATCTCTTCCCTTGCCGCCGCTCGTTATATCCATCTGGAGCTGTGCCATCCCTGGATTCTGCGTGAGTTCGGCGGTGGTTTTGTATTGGAGGAGTGGGTCACTAGGGTCTTTTAGTAAGGCTGAATCTATCGATTGAGGGGTGACGCCCGCCTCCTGAATCATGTGGCCTACCGTTTGGCTCACCCTGTCATCTGATGCGCCCACCGCTAATCGCTTCAGCGCTTGCGCTCCCTCTATCACTCCCTGTCCCGCCACTCTCCCCATGACGGCGGCCACTAAGCGGGTGATGGGGCTTTCCATCGTGTTCCGCGCTGCAAATTCCGACGCCGCACCGGAAACCGCATCCAAGCCGATGTTCGTAGCCGAGCCGAATTGATTAAGAGCTTGCCCGATAGCCGTCCCGCCCTTTCCAAGAATGTTCAGCCCCTTTCCTAGCGTGGTGGCAAAGACACCAGGGCCGATGAACTCTCCAACGGTGTTGATATATGGATATTTTTGTCGGTTCGGTGTCGGCAATAGTGGTGCGACCAAATCCTCAGCCGCTCGGCTCACTGGCATAATCGGGACAGCATCAACATACTGCCCCTGCTCGTTTTTCTCGAATTTCGGCCTCTTCGGGCCGAAGACAACCGCTCTTAGAAGGTCGCCCACCGAGCCGATTGCCCCCGCCGTTCCGCGCACCATAGCGCCGCCAGCCTGCCCCAGAGCTTCCCCCGTGTCCCATCCCTGGGCGGCTTTTTGCGCCTGCGTAGCCTGTTTCAGGTAATCCTGGTACTCCAGGTAATCCTGATACTCTTGCCAGTCCTGGGCTTCCTGCGGGTCCATTAGAATAATCCGTTATTACGCTGCGCTTGCTTTTGTTTTCGGAATTCCTCGAACGTCATCACTGGCGGGGGTGTTGGCTGGCCCGCCGCCTGCTGTGCCGCTTGCAGGCTCTTGTCATAATCTGGGTAGATGGTGCCAACGTCTTCGGCAAGGTCGCGAAGTAGTACCCGCTGCGGGTCAATTCGTGAGCCCGAAGCGAGCCCCGCATATGCCCCGTGCTTCTGGTTAAATGCGTCTCGGTATTCGCTATACCGCCGCGCCGCGATTCTCAAGATGCCCTGTCTTACGTCTTCGCTGAGTCCGGTCCCGCCGTTCAAAGCCTTATTTAGCGCACCCTTCCACTCATCGGGGATAGACTGGCTTGATGCCACCGCCGCTTGTTCGCCCTCGCGTACTGCCATGCCTGGCTCAATCGCCTGGATAGCGCCTCGAACTAGTTCAAGGTCAGAGGTTGCCGAGGGGTCTTTGATTGCCTTCACTAGGGAACGGAAGCCGATTTCCGATTTTTCGAAATCCTTCACCGGTCCCAAAGAGTAGAACTCTTTCCTAAGCGACTCCTCCCGCTCTAGAACTGATTTTCCGATGGGGCTTGCTGGATTGATAGCGCCATCGGCACCGCCGGAAAGCGTTTCGAGTGCGGAATTTTCAGCCAGAACCTCCCCGCGCTTTACTCGCTCGGCTTTTTCGACGGCATCCCGTATCGGGTCGAACGCTCGAACCATTTCGCCCTTCGGTCCCATAAAATAGCCGCGGTCTGCTTGCTTGCTCATGTAAAGCTCTTGCTGCTTCTGCGCCAGCTCAGCCTCCCTCTGCTGCTCCTCAAGCTGAAGCGCATTGATAGCCGAAGCGAGCCGCGAATTCTTGGCCGATATAGCCTCCCGAGCCGTTGGGTCTTTGACCGCTGTGCTCCAGTCCTTCATCAAAGAGAGGTTGTCACTCTCCGTCTGATTCCGAGCCACGCCACCCAAGAGCCCTGCAAGCAATCCAGCGCCCACGGTGTAGAGGGCATTCTTGCCCGCGCTATCGTATGGATTCGATAAATACGGCGCTCCCTGTGCTATCGCTTGGCCCGCGATGCCGAAAGGATTCTCTTCGGCTCTGTACATTGAGCCTGTTATCGCGTCGAGTAATGCGTTACCTGTTGCCATCGTTACCCTCTAAGCGCCGAACCTAGCCCCATGTTGATACCAGCGCCCACGCCCTGGACAAACTGATTTCCTGTACTCTGTTGCGGGAACATCCCAGGATTCCCGTTGAAGCCGCCCATCACCATGTTGTTATACATCTCTCTATCGAGTAGCCCGAGCTGCTGCTCATAACTCAAGCCGCCATAGCCACCACCACCACCTCGCGGGGTTGCTCGAATCGCATCAAGCTGCTGCTTGCCTTGCATCTTCTGGAGCGCCAGCGCGTTCTGCCTATCGAGCTCATTCTGCCCGCCCAGGAATTGCTGCTGCCCTTGCTGTAGCTGGCCCTGCATCTGCGCCTGGTAGAATGGCGACATGTAAGAAAGCTGCTGGAATGGAAGCTGTGCCTTGAATCCCGCCTGATTGAACATCTGCTGTTGCTCGCCTTGGCCCATCTGGAAGGCGTTGTTCATCGCCCCCTGCCTAGCGTTTGCTCGCGGGTCATTGATGCGGCGATTGTAGGCCGATTCATACGCCTCTGAGCCTGGAGCGATTCCGCGCTGCGCCATCTCTTGCTGAAATTGCTCATCCTGCTGCTTGTAAGCGCTCGCGTTCAAGCGGTCGAACTCGTTCATCGCGGTATCGGTCGCCTGCTGCCGCATGGCTGTATAGTCCTGGTCCATTGGGTTGTTTTTCCAGACGTTGCTTGCCTGCTCGAATCCTTGGTTGATGAGGTCGAGCGAGCCCTGGTTAATATCCCCAATTGACACCTGAGGGTTATCCACTGGCTGAGTCGAAACATCTGGCGGCATACCAGCAAGGGCGCTTTGAACCTTGCCTAGCCGCTTTGCGTATTTCCCTGGAGCATTGGGGCCGAGCTTGTCCATACGGTTTTGTATCCGCGATTGCTGCGCCTCTAGCGCCGCTCTGTCAGCCCCTAATTGAAACCCCTTTGGTCCTCTCTTTAATGCGCTCATACCTGGCCCCCTGCCTCAAAACGTACTTCGAAAGTGGTGAATTTAAGCACCTGGTCCGTCACTTCTCCCGTCACTCTCAAGCTCCCCGAATGCCCTTGGCCGCTCAGCCCGAAGCGGTCAAAAATGTACTCGCCCTCCGAGCCCCAATCTGATGTATCCCAATCAGCCTCATCCCAGAGCGTGCGCGTTCCCGCATCGCTTCCGAGCGGTAGCGTTCTCAGCTCAGCGCCTTCACTAAAATCTGTATTCATCGCCACCTGTACCGTCACGCCTGATTCGGTGAACATGAGGGGCCGCAAGTCGAGGAAGCGCTTCCAGCTTTGGCGGTCGCCGAAGAAGGTGTAGGGCAAATCCATATCAAACGCGATGGCGCTTCCATCATCGCTTGTCGCCATCTCTGCCTCGTACACCACCCCGCCCGTTGATTTGCCGAGGTACGGATAGCCGCCATAAATAGCCATGCTAATCGTCTCGGCCGAGGTGTAGTCGTAAATGCACCAGGCACCCGTCTCGATGTTGCAGACCAGGAGAAAGGTTGCCGTTGCCGAGCGTGGCACCTGGACGAACACCCTCTTCCCTTGCGGCCAGTACATTCCGCGCCAGAGCGATGAGAAGCCAACGCTCGCCGCGTACTGCTGAAGCAAAGGATTGACCTTGCGGCTCACCGCATTCTGGGCAACGGTTGGCCCGCCTGAGAAGAGAAGAGATATAGGAACGATTCCCGCTTCGGTCAGAATCCAGGTGTCATTATCCACCTCGATAAAAGCGTTATATCCGAGGGGCTTTCCGATGTAGAAACGGGCCGCCAGGCTCCAGTTATCGGCATCTCCTGGCGTTGTCCCTTGGTAGAATAGAACCTCGCCTTGAGACGATACGGCAACGAAGAGGTCATTTGGGAGCTGGCCCGTGTGATGGGTGAAGCTTCCACACCATACGAGATAGCCGCCAAGCTTGAAGATGTAATCAAGCGGCACCTCTGTCAGCGCCGAAGCTCCCACCGCCTGAACTGCCCCATACCAGTAGGAAGCCGAATCCTTTTCGACGAAGAACAACCGCTCATGATAGCTGCTCACGTTGATGAGCGTGGATAGCGTTACCCCTGTGAATGTGGAATCGGTCACGCTCGTTCCGTCGTACACTTGCACCGTGTCAGCGCCATTGCAAAGGAAAAGCCGATTCGCGAAAACGGTCCCTTGCCAGATGTCAGATGTCGGTGTGGTGCCGCCTGTAATATCCGTGGCCGTTCCCGTATCAATCCGATAAAGCTTCGTGTCTGTTGCTGCCACTAGCCTTGTGCTTCCACTCTGAAGCGGTAGAGCAAACAGAGAGTTTACAGGGTCGCCGCCCGTGATGGTGATAAAGGTATCAATTCCCTTTCTAACGTCCACCGTAGCGCCGGCAGGGTAGAGGTTTTTCAGCGTTCTCGCATCGACAATGGGCCGAAGGTCAGGCGCTTCTGGGCCGTCGATATAGTTCACCCCGCCAATTGGAGCGGGGAGCGGTACTGAGAAGGTGCGCCCTTGAGCTTGCGGCATTATGCGAACCTCCCGCGTGGTACGAACTTGGCTGGCGATTTGAGCGCCTGAGCGATTCGCGCCCCAATCTGCTGCTGCTCCTCCGGTTGTGCCAACGCCATTTTAGGCGCTTGCATCCCCTGGGGTGAGCCTCCCGCCATGTACGCGATGCGGTTGCCCTCAGGCAGCGTTACGGGGTTAGGGTTGACCGTCCCATCTGCTCGCCCTAGCGCCGTGGCAAGCTGGCCGCCGAACTTTCTCAGGTCGTTAAAATCGCGACTATTCATCGGCAGCCGCTCTGCCCCTGGTGTCGTTCCCATACCCGCCCCAAGAGATGGGGCAGATGTTGACGCCCCGCCGCTCAGGATGCCCTGGATTCTCTGCTTTAGGGTGTCGTTATAGTTTTCGTTGAAATCCATCTGGCCCCGCGCTTCCCGAACCGCGCCAGCGTCGAGAATCGATTGAGCCACTTCGAGCTTCTTATCAAGCCCCGCATTTGCGTAATCATTCCCGAATGCCTCAGGCAGGAATGAATACCCTACGATGTCATGCGCTCTTAGGTCGCCCTCGTTCCTACTCTGTGAGAACTTGTTATTTACGAAGCCCTCAGGTGTCATGCCCTGGAAGTCAGCGGCATAGTTCGAATTCAGAAGCTCTTCCTTAGACCGCCCGCGTGATGGCTCTGCCGTGTTGAAATCCCAATTGATGCCCTTGTCGCGTAGCTTCTGCGCTCTTGAGTATTCTTCTTTAAATCGGTCCTTATCGCCCCATTTCCCGATGCCGCCCATCAGAGCGCCAAGCAGAGCGCCACCTACCAGCACCGGAGCACCGAACGGGGAAAGCCCTAGAGATGGTGCAAGCGCTGCAATCGATGAGCCTAGCCCCGCTCCCGATATCGCACCCGTTAGCGGGTCTTTCTTCTGGTTAGCGTTAAACAGCCCGTAGGCCGAAAGCGCCGCACCTATTCCTGGGATAAGCTTAGCGCCTAGCCCAGTAGCCGTTCCACTAGCTCCCGCCTCGCTCGCTGCTGCGCCGATGTTCTTCACCCCCTCGGCAGCCGTCGCGCCCGCTTCGGTCGCCACGGCATTTCCGAGCGCGTCGCGGGCCACCCCATACGGTGCCAGCGCATTCGTCGCACTCGATTGCAGCGCTTGAGATGCCCCAGACTGAACGGCGCTCGTCGCCGCTGCTGTGCCTACCTCTTTGGCCGCTTCGCTCGCTACCTGCTTTAACGCTACACCGCGTACTGCCATGCCTGGCTCAATCGCCTGGATAGCGCCTCGAACTAGTTCAAGGTCATTTGCAGCTTCTCCACCGAACCAGCCCGTAATCTTATCAACCACGCCCCCAAGGATGGGCTTACCAGCCACGGCATCAGATACCGCCTTTACACCTAGAGCACCCGCTGCCAAGCCGCCTATCGAGGCCAAGCCGCCCTTTTGCTGCGCCTTGGCCTGTGCCTTAGCCGCTTCTCTAGCTCGCTCCTCTGCGGTCGGTAGGCCGTTAGGGAACGCCTGGCGGAACGCATCAGCGGCGGGGGTTCCCTGCCGTAGCAGCTCATAGTACCGCATGGCACCCGCTCGAACATCGCTTTGAGACATCATCGCCATCTTAGAACCGCCCGAAAGTTATTCTGCCCCCATAAGCCCGCATCACTGTTCTAGGCTCCTCCTCCACTACGGAAAATCGGCCCGTCTGCGATTGCTTCCCGAACTCTGCCGCGAGCTGTGAATAGAACAAATCTGGGGCCGTCACATTCTTGATGGATGCGAACCGCTCCAGCACCCCCTGCCGGAATATGCGTTCTGAGAGTATCGGCTCGTCATCATCAGCTACGAACTCCTTGTATGCCCCGCTGTAGTAGCTCCATGTGATACCGCCATCTGATGCGGTGCTGCTTGTGTGCGTCGGTGGCGTGGCCCCCGTCGTTCCCGCCGTGGTCGCGGTGTAATAGTTACCGTCGTAAAATGTATAGTCCCCAATCGCCACGCTCTGCCCCTGCGCCCACGTAGCGGGCCGAGCATAGCGGTTCGATTGGTACTCAAAGATGATTGTCTGCCCCGCAACGCTTGCCCCTGGCGTTGGGTAGATTAAAAGCTCCTCATCCGTCACGCCTCGAACGGCGAATGCATCACTCGGCAGCGCGTCGAAGTCTAAGCCTCGAAACGCCGAATACGCCTGCGGGCTCATCGGGCCGTATAGCTGCCAGCGGTTCGAGGTGTTCCAGAAAGAATTGAAATGGTAATGGCTAAAATCGCCAGGCAAGGCGTAGGTCGCCACGGTGCTGGAGAGGGTAAAGCTGTGGCTCTTCCACAGCTTATTCCAGGCGTATAGCTCGCACATCTCGCCTAGAATGCGGTTACTGATAGCAAGCAGGCGCTTTGTATCGGTATCGGTTGAACCGATGATGCTGCTGTCTATCGTGTAGCCAACCTCGTCAGCTACCGCTTGGCATGATTCAAGTAAGCTCATTTAGGGTGGGCTCCGTTGAAGTCTTTGACTTCTTCGAACGTCCACGCTTCCTGGGCTCAGGTGTCGCGCTTTCGTGCTCCGAAAATTGTTCGCTGTTAAGCTCAGCCAGGCGGTCGCGCTGCTCAGCGCTCACCATCCGGATTCCCTCGTTTGCCTCGATGCGCTGGCAGAGGAGGATGTTCTGCCGCTCTAGGTCTTTAATCACCCGCGCCATATGTTCAATTTTGGACTCTAGCGCCGCAACCTTTGCAGGGGTCGCCGTGTCCTTTGCGCCAAGGTAGCGCTTCGCCTCTTTGCTCCAGCTAAATAAAGCGCCTAGCTTCTTTGCCCCCTCGGGCGATGGGTCTGCAAGCTGCTCCACCGTGTGGAACCCAAGCTCTCTCAAGCTTTCGAGGTCGACGTAACTCAGAACGCCCCAATCCTTGAGCGGTGTTCCGGTTAGCGATGATGTCTCTTGGCCCGATTTCCAAGCCTGATACTTCTCGCGGAAGATGCGATGGGATTCAGGGTCATAGGGAACCTCTTTCTTCGGCTCCCCTGGTACCTCGATGCAAATCAGGTCGATAGGCCGTGACACCGGACGCCCCTCTTCGATGGTGCGCCGCTTGTCCGTTTCCATATGGACGCGGAAGGATATTCTAGCCCTTCGGAGAATCCGCTGCATCGCGGCTCTTCGTGGGTCTACCCCTAGCTCTTCGTCTTCGTAACCTCTCATCATTTTGCGGCTTCCTCTGTTTGCGGTTTCTTCAGCTCTTCGATTGCCTTAGCTAAAACCTCTAGCGCCGCATCCCGTTGCTGGAATGCAACCGCTACCTCCTCCCTTGTCAGGCGCTTGTCCACCATATTGACGGTGCAGCCCGTTAGTAAAATTACACAGGTTAGAAGTAGCGGTTTCATTATTCCCCCTTATGGTTAGCCTTCCTTCTGAATCCACCATGCGAAGGTGCCAGTCTCGGCCCCATCACAATCGAGATTGAAAGACGTACCGTTGACTATCGTGTCATACCAGCATTGAGCGGTGCCGCTCGGTGCCGATGTGCGGGTCAGGAAGATTCGCGCACCCGTCGCCGCGCATGTGGTCGATACAGTGACAGCTGTCGTTCCGTTCGCCGTTACCGTACCAGCACAAGCGCTTGCAGCGGTGCCGGAATCGATATGTAGCGTCTTCCCCGTCACGTTGAGAATCAGGTCGGTTGCCCATGTCGCAGTATCTCCATTATCCTCGATGTCGAGGAGGTTAATGCTGCCGTTAGCGCCGACTACCTTGAAATTATTAACGGTACCGCCAAGCTGGACTGTGGCTGAGCCTCCGCTTCCGCTCTCATTCCCAAAGAGCTGAATATTCGCGCCTCTCGCAGTACAGTCACCAGACTTACAGCTCGTAGACGAGAGCACCAAGGTACCATCATCATCGGCGTCAGCCGTTGAGTGGGTTACTGACGCAACCTGGGTTGCCGTAGTGCCCCCATCGCCGAAGGCCAGGGCAAGAGCTGAGTCACTGGTTCCGCTATAAGTGAGCAACCTATTGCTGTCGTTAGCGCCCTTTAGAATAACGGTCCCTGCGCTTGTAAGCGTAAGTGACGTAGCACCACCTACTAACGAAGCCGCCGCCCCCGAAAAGGTCAGCGTATCATCCGTAAGCGTTAGCTCCGTTGTTCCGTTCACGCCCCATTCTGTCGAGGTCGTACCGTTCCCGATGCTTGCCACCTTTGAAGCAAGCTGCGCTGGCATTCCAAGCCCCATCAGTTGCGCTGATGTGACTGGAGCGGCGAACGCCCCAAGCGGAAGCATGAAAAGCCCCGCCAGTATTGAAAGAATCTTTTTCATGTCTCCCACCTAGAAAGTTATAGGGGGGCCGAAGCCCCCCTTCGTTGTTAGTTCGTACCGAGTAGGCCGTAAGCCTTCACAGTACTGAGCGCCGTAGAGCCCGATGCATTCGCATCGATAGCCCCAAGCGTGACAACCGTGTCACCACCCGCGCCAAGCTCTCCAGCGTTGGCCGTTGTGGTAAGCGCATCGCCCGCACTGATTGCTGTCGCCACCAGAGCTTCACAGAAGCCCTTGCCGCGCCAGAACCATCCGAACTCGTTATCTGCGAGCGTTGCCATCGCAACACCGAGAACGTTCGGAGTAGATGCTGACTCTGCCGTGGTCACTTCATCTGCATCACCATCAGCCAAGCTGATGCGGCAGATAGCGCCCTGGTCGATTGCACCGTTTGCTCTAGCGAACATGAATTCGCCAGAAGCGGTGCTTCCGTTGACCTCGATAGTGGTGAACAGCTTGAACTTGCGTTCAGTGTAAGCCTTATCGAGGTTCACTTTTGTTCCGTGTGGTCCTTTGTATGCCATTTCTTTAGTCCTCCTTACCGTTACGCTACGTACTGCTGGAGAACCGGAGCCGAGCAACACAGCGCACCCTCTACGAGGATAACTGTGAAGTAAGCATCTTGGTCCACTGGCCGCGCTAACTCTTTCTCGATGGGCTTGAAATCCGCATCGCGAACGAGGGTCAAATCCCAATACTTGGTATTGAGGTGTCGAACTACTGAAGCGCCAATCGTGGCGGTGTTGTAGCCCGTGTCGCATACGTAATCGATGCCGTTGAACTCAAGCGAACGGAAGCCAGCCATACCCTTGTCGCCGGACTTCGTGATGCGCTGAATCGCCGTCATCGAATCGTGAAGAAGCTTCCAAACGGTAGAACCGGCAAAGCCGAAATCCACACCGTCAGAGCCGCGCTGAACTTCAATCATCGCAGCGGTAAGCTCGCTCTGCACGTTGGCCGCAGTGAAACCACCCGAAACCGAGTAGGTATCATTCCGCGCCCAGGTGTTAGCTGAAGAGCTTCTATCGATTTTCCCGTAGGTCGAACTCGAAGGAGAGCTGGAAACCGCAAGTCTCAAACCTTCGAAACCGATGCCACTATAATCGGTTCCATCACCTGTTATCGAAACGTCGATAGTGTTCTTAAGGCGAGCGATAGCGGCGTCAATCTTCATATCTACGTAATCGAGAAGCGCCTCTTCGTCTCGGCTAGCTCTGCGCTGCCGTCCTGAGATGGCGACTGGTTCGTAGAACTGCCGAACTGTGAACTGGAACGCATCAGCATCGTTCACGCTCGAAAGGTCGAACGAATCGAAGTCCTGATAAGCTCCACCAACGGCGGTGCTGTAGTACATCACCGGACGTCGGAACTCATAACCACCACTTGCCCGCTTAATCTTGCCGCGCTCTTTCAAGGCAGCTGAAAACGGGTTGTGGCCTAGTATCTCGTCGGCAATGTCATCGCTCTGATTGAACAGAGTCGAGACTACTGCCTCTTCCAAATTAGCCATTTTTTCAATCCCTCGTTACTGTTTCGCGGCCTGGCTCATGAAGTACCTGAGCGCATCGCGCCGCGTTGTATGTTTCACCGCTGGCGTTCCACCACCTGGCCCGCCGCTTATTTGCCGTGTTGCAGCTCTTGCTGCTTCGGCTCTTTGATTTGTTTTTTCTGCGGCTTCTCTTGCTTGCACCTTTTGAAGAAGGTCAGAGAATCGAGGGTCGCCGCGTGTAACCATGTTGTACGCTCGTTCAAGCGTCTCCATCACATCGAGTGAAGGATTCGCTTGTCGGAGGCCGAGCACTATAGGCTCCATCGCCGCTTCCAGCTCCGCTGCGGTGCCGGGGTCACGGAATAGAGGCTTGCTCTCTACGAACTTTTGTACAGCGGATGTATTTGATTGCAAAGCCATGCTTTGCTCCCGCTCCCGCACCATCTGCTCGAACTCTTCGCGGGTCAGATAGCGGTCATCCCCCTGGGGTTGCTGCTGATAGTTTTGGGGCGCCCCGCTTACAAGCTCCCTAGCGTCGATGCCGTAGGCTTGAAGGAACTCCCTAGCCGCTGCCGTGGGGTTGGTGCGGAATGCCTTTTCCCAGGCAATAGCCGTCCGGTAGGTCTGAGCGGGATCTAGCCCTAGCCGCTGCGCCTCTTCCCTTACGTCGTTTAGGTTGCCCCAATCGCTAAGCTGCTTTTCCCGCCCCTGGAGCTCCTGCATCCGGCGGTTGTAGTCAGCCGTCGTCTCATGCGCCCGCCTGGAGAGAAACCTTTGAGCCTGAAGCGGTAGCGAATCCCAGACCGCCCTTTCTTCGGCATTCAAGCTTGATGGCGGCAGGATGGCCTCGGCTTCCGCTGCCGTCATCGGCTTCTGTTCCACCTTCTCAGCCTTAGCCGCTGCCTTTTCGGGGTCAGGTTTCCTAAGCTCCGCTCTTAGCGCCGCCCGTATGCTTCGATGCTTTACGGGCTTCTCTTCGCTTGCCGGCGTGGCCTCGGCCTTTACTGGCTCCGGTGCCGTCTCTTGTGTTGCGCTGGTTGTACTGGTTTCTACTGTTGCGGTTTCTTCATCACCCATTTAAACGCTCGCGGATTTCCCGCTTGACGTTCTCTAGTCGCCTTCTGAAACTCTCTTCCCGCCGCTTGTCAGGGCTGTAGCCGTTCTCGTATGCGGTGCCCACCTCTTCGCACCCCGCTGCCTTGGTTGCGGCTCTAAACTTGGCCTTTGAGGTGTACACCTCCCCCGTTGCGGGGTGCTTCGTTGGTGGCATCTCGTCCATGATTAATTGGTGCGACACGGTAGCGGGAAGCTCCAGCGCTAGGTGTGCTTCCACTACCCGCCGCTGAACAGGGCACCACTTGTAGACGCCACGGCTCATAGTCCACTCACGAAAAACAGGGCGATAAGCTCGTCATCGCGACGCCTCACTTCAGCCGATTTTCGCGCCTGAATTAGGGCGTTCCAATCGCGCTTGATGCGAGTTTCTGAGGCGTTGAGGGCATATGCAACCCTTTCAATTACCTCCTGCGGCACCTTCTCGGCTGGCACCTCCCGCCTTAGATACGAAAGCATGATGCGCTTCAAATCGCGCTTTTTCGGTTTTCGCTTCTTCTTTGTCCAAAGCGGAACATAGACGGTCGGAAAATGCCCGCCCACTACATTAAATTGCTTCGGGTTGAGTAGCAGAAACAGGCTCATTGCTGAGTGATTCTCCCCTCGCTTTGTAGCTCTTGTAGCGCCTGAAGTACAATGGCAGGGCGAAACATCTGAATAGAATTTAAGTGTGCGAGCAGCTGAGCGCGGTCAATGCTTCCGCCAGCGCGTTTTATCACCATCATAGTGTAGCGTTTAATTTGCTGAACTCCTGGCTTCTCATCGTCTACTAGTGTGATTGTTGGCATGGCTTCCTAAGTTGGCATTACTCGATAGGTCACTGTGACATAAGCTGTATAGGTTCCAACGGTTGATAGCCCGACGAGGGCTCCGTTTAATGCCTCGTTGTCGCCTCCGTCCCAATGCCCTGGCTGAATCACTATCGAATCAGGCGACACGCACAGCCCCAGGTCTTTTCCGTCGATACTATTGAATTGAGAGGTCTTCCATATCCTGTGGAAATGCCACGTTCCCGAAGCGAATCGGAACCGAATCCCCTCGCTCTCGTCTGCGCCAGCTCCGAGGGATGACGAGTCTGGGGTGTGAAGCGATGCGTGTATGCCATACACCTGAATTTTGGACCCTGCTCCTGGTGCTGCGATGATTTGTGTGTTTGTCGTTACGGCGAATGTAGCCGATGCCGTTAATATACGGTCGCTGTCGATTATCAGCCGTTTTCGCCTATCTGTGCTTAAGTCGGAACGGTCTGCGCTGGCACACGCCGTCAGCCCATCGTTATTGGTGACGGCATACCCGCCAACCTTAATTGGGTTTCCTGAGTCTACTGCGTCATGGGCCACTAGCGATGTGACATAGGTTTCGCCGCTTGGAGAAATGTCCGCTAGGTTGAGTGAGCCGTCGAGACTCCAGGTGCCGAGCACGTTAATACCGCCAGCGTCGATGCCTGTTGGTATCGCGGCGTTCCCGAATATATCCTTGAAAGCGATAGTGACTGGATTCGTTCCAGATACCGCCGCCCCCGCCGCGATGTTGCCCTGTATCTGCTGAGCACTCCCACCAGTGCGAGTATCAGCCACATGCAGCCGCCCGTCGCCATTTGTGTTGAGCGTTGCGTAGTCGCCGTCTGTTCCTGCGCTTGTGCTTGCGGTATCGGCGCGTCTTGTGAGGGCCAGTACACCTGCTGCTCCTGAGCTATGTACTGCGTCTTCTGCTAGCACGATATCGTCGATGAGCTGAAGCGCTGTAATCTCAGTGGTTTGATTCGCGCTTGTCGCTGCGCCCGTAGGTAGCGACACCGTCCCTGAGACGTTCGTGATATTCCACGTTCCTGACTGCGTAGCCGCTACCGTGCCATCTACCGTTAGACTCCCTGCGCCATCATCCACCGAGAGCGTCGTGCTGTTGTCGCTGACAGGTATCACGCTCTGATTTGACGCAATCGCGACCGAAATCGAGTTTGCCATCGTCTGCTGGCCCTCGTTCGGTAGCGCCGCTATCGTGACGTTGCCCGTGTCGCACGCTGTAACTTTACCGTTTAAGGTCGATAGCGTTGCCTCTGTTGCTGCTCCGGTCGGTAGAGGTAGAGATGCCGCATCTACCGTGATACTATTGCCACCATCCTGAATGTTGACCGCTGCCGCACCATCGGCATTATCGACCGTTACGTTGTGCCCATCCGGTAGCTGTAGCGCTGCCGTTGCGGCACCAGTAGGAAGCGGCCAGGATGTGGCGTCCACCGTCAAACTTGCGCCGTTATCGTCCACCGATACGGGCTCCGATACCGTCACCGTTCCAGACACGGGAACAGTTCCACTGACCACCGACTCCGTGGTGCCGCTGCCTAAATCAAGGCGCATGTGTTGGATTTGCTTCCCTGCCGCCGTTTCTGATGTGCGTACAGGGATATCTGGATTACTCGATGCCGGAGCGTTCGAAACGTTTACATTATCAGCCACGGGTTACGCCTCCTGCATCTCCATGCCGGTTGCGTTCCCCTGAGCGTCTCTGATGATTTTCCCGATGCGCTTGCCACCTTTGCCACCATCCACATGCACCGTAATCGGTGGCGTGGTCTTCGCTGCCGCTTCGATAGCTAGCCGCTTTTCTTCAAGCAGTTTCTCGTACATCTCAAGCGCCACGCGCTGCTTATCGTTATCGATTTTGATGGCTTCCATCTGAGCCGTTACCGCCTGCATTCGCTGGTCGATTTCAGCCTTGAGAACCGCTTGCGCGTCCTTCGAATCGATTTCCTTAGCCTTTATGCCTAGCTCGGCCTCTAGCCTCATCTGCTCAAGCTGAAGCTTCGCGGCCTCTAGCTGTATCTCCGATTGCTTGAGTAGGAGTTCGTCTCGCCTAAGCTCAATATCCACCTGCATCTTTTGACTATCCAGCATCATCTGCTGCTGCTTTAGTTGCGCGTTTATTTGCGCCTCTTGCATCCTCGCCTGGGCTTGCGCCGCTCCTGGGTCAGGTTGCTGTTGCTGTGCCTTCTGCTGCATCTGCTGCAGCATGGTCCCTAGAATCGCCTCAAAGGTCTGCTCTAGCTCCTTGCCGCCTCGGTAGCTTCGGATGGTGAACTTCATGAGCTCCATGCCTAGCTGTCCCACGGCGGGATAGTTCGTCATGAGAGGCTCAAGCTGTTGTAGGAATCCACCCGCTGATGCGAGCAAGTCCACCCGCTGCTGGCGGTCCTGCTTCTCGTCCATCGCCACCATTGAGTCAGTCGCGATTTCGAGGGAATAGCATCGGTCGTCGCTGTCTTTGAGTAGAGCGAGCGCCTGATTGACTAGCTCAGGCGGCATCTTCATCACCTCATCTTCGAGGTTCGCCATCTCGATAAGCTTCATCGGGTCGAACTGCGAGCAGATGGCCTCCCCTAGCTTGGAGATGGCTTTGCCGAAGAACTCATGCACCTGGCGCTGCCGTAGCGAGAATCTGGCGTTGAAGAACTGAGCTTTAATCTCCTGGGCCGTTGCCGTCTCTGCGGGGTTAGTCATGCCGCGAACGATGTCAGCGGCTCCGGTGGCCTCGTACACCTTACCCAGAGCCAATTCCCGCTGCTGTACTAGCACCTCAAGCGCTCGCACGTATGGCTCAATCGGGGTGAACTCCATCGCCTCAGCCAAGCGCTTTGCCGTGGTAGGCACAGCGATGACATCAAGGTCACCGCTAAAAATCTCTTTTAGCTTCTCCGCTATCGTGTCATCTGCCGCGATGTTCACCCTGATGGCCTTGGTTACGGCATGAATGCGCGTCGTCAGGCGCTCGATTTCGAGTAGCTGGTCCTCTAGCTCGGCATAGTCGGAAACCGGAATAACCGAATCCAGGCTTAGGTTTTGAACGATATCGACGCAGGGATAGAAGCCTTCGTATTTAAGCGGCGGCTCCCCTGCCTCTAGAATGGATTTCTCGCCCCGCTTGGAAATCCAGTAGACCTTGCCCGATACTTCGCACCAGATTTCCCAGAGCTCGGCCTTTTTCTCGTATTTGTTGCCGTCGCCCCGCCTAGCTATCTCGTCAGGAAGAACGTCGAATTTAAGCTTATTAGCCGTACCGCTTCCGAACATCGCCTCGGCCTGGTCGCGCCTTAGGTAAGCCCGTCTTCCACGCCATTCGATTTCAGACTCATCACGCCCGCATGAAACCAGGTAATCCCTATAGTGTGGTACCTCTAGCACCACCCGCTCATCTGCCACCTCTTCGGCCTCAATCACCGTCTCCCTGATGCCGTCCTCTTCGATTTCGGCAGCCTCTACGGTCTTCGGCCTGATGTCTGCCTCATACCTTGCCCAGAGCGACGAACGGCCCGTTAGGAGGTACTGAAGCACAGCGCGGTTGGCTACCTGGTCAAATAGAAAATGGGTATCGATGCTGTACTGAGCGGCACCCTCGGCGACTCGAGCCGCAAGCGCTGCCGCTGGTCCTCCCCGCTTCTTTCTTAGCGTTGATTCAACCTTCGGCTTTTGGCTGTAGTAGGCAGGGAGGAGGGTAGTCGTTACCATCCACCAGGCGTTAAGCTTTCGGCTTCCGCTCTCTAGGCATTTTTCGGCCTCGAAGAGCTTCACCGATTTCTCGGCTTTTTCGATGAATTTCCGGTCTTCCTGCTGTTGCTCAGCGCGGGTGATTTCCCCAGACCAATATTGCTCGGTGTATTTCTCGGCCATTAAACTTTGCTGCGGGCTTGCTCACGTCGAACGTTTTTCACGTAATCCGCTACCCTTACACGGCCTTTTCTAACCGCTGGCCCCTTGGTATCAAAGCCATCCTTTTCGATGGGACGGCTCATGCAGAGATACCTAGCCGAATCCAGCGCATGGTCGTTCATGGTTGTGTCCAGGTCTTCCGGCTTCCGCTCATCATGCTGAATCGTCTGAAGCTGCTCGATGAGGTTTCGGCAGGTGTGGAAGATGTAAAGAAGCGGGATTTCAGGCGCTAACCGCTGCCGTATCTGGGACCACCCCGCAAGCCGCGTATTGTCGGCAGGGGTCAGGATGAAGCCCTTCCCGAAATTGTAAATCTGTTCGGAGATTGAGGGGCCGCCATCTTCCTTGAAAATAGACGGGTCAGCCACCCGCTGCGTTAGCTCCTCCCCCTGCGATAGCTCTTTCAAAAGCTCGCCAATCTTCGGATTTGGTAGCTGCCGCCCGTAGGTTTCGCGGTAGAACACTAGCGAGCCCTTAGGGTATGGCACCTCCCGCCCTGCGTCATCCTTCCCGCTCGATACCGCTGCCCATAGCCCGCAAAAGGGTGATGTGAAGCCCCAATCGAATCCGAAATGCCTTGGCCAGTGCTTCGGTATGGGGAATGGTTCGATGATGTGGCGTGGCCCGAATTCGCTAAAATAGGCACCTGCAACCACGTTCCAATCGCCTTCTAGCCACATCCGAACCAGCTCGGCAGAGCCGACCAGCTTTAGGCGCTCGATATAGTCAGGGTCGCGTTCTAGCAGCGTGGGGTTATCGGTCACCTTTGACGGGATAAACATTCTGGACCATCTCGCCCCCTCTTCGGCGATGGATTGAAAGCCCCTGGGGTTGTCCTGTATGCCGTAGCGGTCCCGCACCCACTGATGCCCCGCTCCCCCTGGGTTGCCTGTTGCCCTGATGCGCTTCACTGGCACCTCGGCCTCTGCCCACCGCAAGCAGGCAAACAGCATCAGGAATGCATCGGGCTCAGCCCATTGGGTGAGCTCATCGAACGCTATCCAGCCGAATTGATGGCCTTGGTATCGGGTCGCGTCCTGTAGGCTTTCCAGGTACCGCATCCGAAGACAAGCGCCCGAGGAGAAGCGCCATTCCTTTGCTTGCTCATGCCAAACGCCCCCCTGGGAGGGGTACATCTCATGGCTTCGCCTGATTACCTCTTGGAGCTCGGGATAGGTGCGCCGGATGAGTATTCCCTGCCAATGGCGGCCAAACTCTTCTACGTCCTGAAGATAATCGGCGAGCAGGAAGTCAGACTTGCCCCCACCTCTTGCGCCGCCGAAGAACAGTTCGGGAACGAAGCGGGCATCGATAGCCGCCGCCTGTGGCCCTGGATGGGGTCGCCAATTCATTTCTTAGGCTTCCAGCGCTCCTGCCACTCCTCGAAGCTCTTAGCTGGTGGCGGTCGGTCGATTCCTGCTTGAATCTGGATGGCGTCGCCATCTGGCCCCGATACCTCTACCGCTTGCGCTGGCTTGCCCCATCCGTAGGCGAGAAGCCCCATGGCAGCGCTCACTGAGGCTTTACCCTCAGAGCCTCGCATCCATTCCACTAGCTTCAAAACAGCTTCCTCGGTGTACTGCCGCGCCAGCTCTCGTACTACTTTGTTTTCTTTTGGTCGGCCTTTTGGGTTGCCAGACGCTCCCTTTTTCCAGGGCATTGTTCATTCTTGAAAAACAAATGCGGTTTACCTAGTGAATTTGCACCGCCTGAGCCTTGTATCCAAGCCTTGGTTTTCTACCCGCTGGCTGCCCGTGCCTGATTATCTTCCGCATGTGTAGCCGTCGCATCATCTCCTCTTTCGGTGTCTCGGCCAGCTCTAGCCGTACCATCTCAGGGTCAATGCCCACCGCTTCACAGCACCAACGGAACGAGAAGGGCTCCGAATCATCGGTGAAAAGCCACCTCTCTGCGTCTGCTTTGAGCGTTTCCCTGAGCCCCTGCTGGTAGACCAGGATGCCCGAAACAGCGCTTCCGTGGCTCTCGCAATAGTCGTAGATGGCCCTTTGAATCACCGCGATGATTAGCCCGATTTCTGCCTCTGCGGGATTCTTGGCATCAACGCTGATGTCAAATAGCCGCTCACCTCTGCAAAGAATGGCTTTGATACCCATAACCTCCTTGAGAATATCCCCTTGTCAAAGCAACCAGCTTGCTTGACGTGACTCGATTGTTGACCTTCTCGCACCCGCTTCAGTCCATGCCTGGAGCGGGTGTTTTTACGTCTCGTATAGTTCCACCCCATGAACTGCTTTCATCAGCTTCTTCTTCAGCCTGTAGATGGGTGTTCGGTACCCTTTCGAGTCCTCCACTACGTGCTGCCCATTGGGTAGGTCATACTCGAAATCTGAGATGTACTTGCAGATGAGCACCCCGCCTACCTCGATGCGGTAAGTCACCTGGCGCTTTAGGTTGGAAATCTCCTTCGCTCTTTCCATCCAGAGCAGGGCTTGGTATCGGGCCGCTTCGCGTTTCGAGTCGAAGCGCTCGCCGTTAATTTCAGTTTTCTTCGCTCGATACTTATTCACCCACCGCCCCGAAGTTGAGAACCTCCTGGGCCAATCGCTTGGCCGCTATCTCGCAATACTTCTCCTCAATTTCGATGCCGATGGCCTTGCGGCCTAGATTCTTTGCCGCTACTAGCGTTGTTCCGCTGCCCATGAACGGGTCTAAAATGGTTCCGCCTTCAAGGGATGCCCGATTGACCAACCATTTCCATTGAGCCATAGGCTTTGCGCATGGATGGTCGATTCTGTTCGCATCGTTAGGGTATGTTTGGCCGAGACTATTAGGTCTTGAGCCTCGCCCCATGGCGAGATATGGGCATTTGCCATAAAAAAGAATTGGCTGAAAACAACAGAAGCCCCATTTTGCGAGCCCCGTTCCCGCCGCTGAGAAGAAACATCCGATGTCATCCGGTTTCGGATATTCCCACATCAGCCGGGCGCCTGGAGTTAAAGCTGCTCTTTGATGTATAAACAGCGCCGCTCGAATCACGGGCAGCACTACTTCCCGAATGTATTCTGGAGAGTCATCGAAGCGAGTATAGGAATCGCCGCGCTTTTTTGTGTTATTTTTGCCCCTATGCTTTGCGACTTTCCCCGACAATCCCACCCCATAGGGCGGGTCAGTCAGCACTAAATCCACCTTCGGCAACGTCGGCAGAATCTCCTGACAATCGCCGTGGTATATCGTGCAAGCGCTGTCCTGATAATAGGGCTTCACACATCCCCCAACGGCTTCTCTGTCGTCTGCGCCTTCTTCCCCTTCCTGCACCGCTCCACTAGAACATCTGTGCGCTTTTCGCTTCGGTCCCACTCCTCCATCAGGTCTTTGAGAGATGATGG